GAATGGATGAACCATCGCAGGGAGATAGACGGGAAGATGACCGTCCGCATGGCAGTGCAGATGTACATCGACTCAAAAGAGAATGTTCTCTCCCCGTCCACCATCCGCCCATACCGGGCAATGCTCCGGAACCACTTCGGTCCACCTTTTGGTGATATCCTGCTTGTTAAGATTACAAATCATGACATCCAGCTCTGGATCAGCGACCTGTCATCCAGGTTTAAGCCAAAGACGGTCCGGAACAATGCCCTGCTGTTTATATCCGCTCTCAAAATGTTCGCTCCGAAGTTTGACCTGATGGTTTCCCTGCCTTCCAAGCAGCGGCAGGAATACTACTGCCCATCCGATGCGGATATCAGGACACTGCTCTCCATCGTTACCAATGACCAGCTGAAGGCCGCGATCTATCTCGCCGCTGTCGGTACTCTGCGTCGCGGTGAAATCTGTGGTCTTATGCGGTCTGATATAGAGGGCAATGTCATCCATGTCCATAACTGCATGGTCCTTAATGATGACAAAGAATATGTCATGAAGCCTTACCCCAAGACCTATGAGTCATACCGATATGTTCCCATGCCTGGGAATATTATTGAGTTTCTCCTGTCTCTCCCAGAGAATGAAGACGGCAGGCTGCTCTCCGTCATCCCGTCCTACATCAGTGATGCTTTCACCTGGGCAGTCAAGAAGTCCGGTCTCCCGCACTTCCGTTTTCATGACCTTCGGCACTTCTCGGCATCCTATCTCCATGCGCATGGAGTTCCGGATCTCTATATCGAAAAGAGAGGCGGATGGGCAGAAGGCAGCTATGTCATGAGACGGATCTACCAGAATGTTATTGACCTTGAAAAGGTAAAACAGGACAAGAAGATCCTGGATGCATTCGGTACTATATCCGGTACACTTGATGCACAAATTGATGCACGAACCACCAAAACACCTGCAGTATAGGCATACCCTGTGGGTTCAAGTCCCGCTGGCTGCACTTTTTGGTGGATCAGAGGAACCGCACAACAGAGCCATTTTTTGGCTTAGTTGTGCGGTTTTCTCGACTTTTTTCGTCTTATCTTTTCTCCGTCCGAAATGCTATTTCGGTATCAAGGTACACATTTTCGGTACACTTGATGCACGTTTTGATGCACGAAATTCCCCTTATTTTCGTGTGGGTTTCCTGCCCAAAACGAACAGAATTGATGCATGCATCATAAAGTCCACAGCTTCTGCGCTCCGGTATCATCCGACTTCCACATGGCTCCCTCATTCGGGGAGCCTTTTGTATCGTCAAAGTAGTACCAGTTCCCGTTGTCCTGCTGCCATCCTGTGAGCATATATCCCTGTTTATCGAAAAGATACTTATGCTTCCCGGTACTGGTTTCCAGTACCTGCATTCCGGTTGCCCAGGTTCGGTCCGCAAATTCGTACCACCACCGGACCCCATCGGCAGCCAGTCTCCATCCCGGAGTGACTGTTTCTGCAGGATAGTCAATGTAGCAGAATGCTCTGATGTTGGTATCGTCTGCTCTGCGTTCCTTAATAGCTACCATGCCTCCGTTCCGGTCGTCCTGCGCGGAGGATGTGTTGCCCTCCAGGCAGTCAAACCAGACGGCACCGTACTTTTTGTAGATCCGGATGACTCTGCCCATATGGGAGTAATTAAAGATGACCAGTGCTCCGAGCTTCGGTACGTTTCCGGTCTTCCCCTTCCGTTCAAAAGCAGAAAGTGTGCTGAAACAATTATACCCCACATAGGTCTGCGGAGTCATGCACCAATGCTTCAGAGCTTCCGCCTTGCCATATTCGTACAGTTCCAGCGCAAACTGAAATGTCGCGCACCATGGCTGTGCCTGGCATCCTGCAAGGCCTGCCGCGTTGACATCCCGTGCAAAACAGGTATAGTTCCTGCTTCCCCGGTTATCCCGGAGGGAATCCAAGTATGCATTGGATGCTTTCTCTATATATCCTACAAAGGACTTTCCTGTTGCGATTAATCCTTCCAGGCTTCCCATAGCTCCTCCTACTTGATCTCAGATGCCGGTCCGGTCGGTTTGTCTGCTGCCGGTCCAACACCCTTGCGGAGTTTCTCTGCCTCTTCCGGTTTCGCCGGTCCGGTTGCCGGGATCACCTGGTCAAACTCCTCCTGGGTCATCAGATCCAGCTCCGGAGTCTTAAAAGTATTGTTTACCTGGTCCTTTACCTTCTGTTCAAATTCCGGTGTGCGCTCCATGGTTGCTCCTTTCTTTTCGTTCATTTTAGTTAACTAAAATCATCCTTTTTTGACTAAATCCTTCTCTAGTAAATTGACCATTTTTTGTACAATCAGTTGATTTGCACCGTCTGCAAATCCCTCCCCGACGCAATATGCCACCACAGAACCACCGGACATGATGAGTGCTGCGACCTGGGTTGCCACTGACTCTGGATATCCGAGGCATACCAACAGTCCTGCCGTAAATCCTGCTACTGACATCCAAAACTTTCTGCTCGTCAGCTTTCTTTTCCAGTCAATCATTCTTCCCTCGTCTCCCTTCCTTCCATGCGGTCCAGTCTCTTATGAGCCTGCTTTGCCGATGCCTCTACTCTGGTGATGCGCTCCCGCAGGTCGTTCAGATCATCCCGCATAGACCGCACATCTCCCTTAAGCTCCACGATCCCCTCTGCTATGGATTCTAACTTGATCAGCATGGTAGTGATCTGCGATGTCTGGTCCTTGGTTCCCTTGTTGGCAAACTGATACATCGAAAACAAGAGCGCGATTATAGAGACAATGATGGGCAGGTTATTCATAAGCAGGTCCTCCTTAATATCTTTCCACCTTAATCGTACAGTTTCTGTTCAGAAATATGCACCTAGAAAAGGGACCCCCGAAGGGGTCCCCGTGATGGAGGAAAACCTAGTTCATATTCTTGTCGTAGGATGATTCCTTGTATCCTGCCAGCATCCACAGGGCCTTCCGTTTCTTGGTGTCTGTGGTCTGGGTCTTGATATAGTTTACAATCTTATCCTGCTTCCCGTCTCCGGAGAACCTACTCAGGTCTGACCGGTACTTGAGGAAATCCCAGTCTCCGTATCCTGCGTCTTTCCATGCTATGTACTTCTTGGAGTCTGTCCTCTGTGTTGACGACTTAAACCATGCAATTTTCTCCTGGTTGGTATAATCTTTGGTTCCGACTACATATGCGTAGACTTCATCTCCCTTGATGTCCTTTTCTTCCAGTTCTTTGGCAAGTGCCTGCCCACGTTCAAATTCTGTCGCGTTTCCGCCGTCTTTGACATATGCCACCATTGCCTTTGATGAGTCTTCGTCGATGCCCAGGTCTCCATACATTGCCGCCTGGAGTTTCTTATTCGTAGTCTTCTCTGCCCACTGGTCTCCTGCTGCCGTGTCTCCTGCCGCGTAAGCTGCCGCCGCCCTCTGTGCGTACTGGTCCTTGGTTACGCTGGAATCTCTCAGTCCGAGCAGGCTCTCTCCCGCTTCAAACTTTCCAAAGTCCCCGTTCTTGATGTCCTGCACATGCAGGTAAAGAGCATTGGCAAGTTTGTAAATATTGTCAGCAGGGATTCTTCCCAGTATAGCCGCACTCATTGCCAGTTCCGCACAGCTGTTGCGGAATTTCTCTGCGTCATCCGCTTTCCATCCGCTCTCGCATGCTTTGCGGAAATTCTCAGTAACCTTTGTGGAGTTCGTCATGAAGTCATTGATGGTACTGAGTCCCGGATATTCCATGTCATACCACTTTTCTTTTCCGGTGAGTGCCAGGAAGAAGGACTGTGCTTCTGATCCTCCCATTGTCATTCCGGAGAACGATGTCAGGAATTCATATATAGCTCTCATGAAAGTGCTCTCCGGTGTGACTTCTCCCTTGTCGTCCCGGTAATTCTTCATATTGTGGTAGACTGCTTTTGCAAGGACTCCCAATGCCGTCAGCATAAGCTGAGATGCAATGGTCGCTCCCACCGTTCTGCCAAACTGTCCACGGACTTTCTTCAGCTGTGCATCGCTGACCTGTTTGTCCTTGTGCATCTTCTCAAACGCGGTCAGCCTGCCCCAAGCATCGATAACTTCTCCGCCCATGTTAAAGGTCTGAGTCTTAAACATTCCGAAAATCTTTGTGGCAGGACTGTCGCTCCGGAGGAATGCGTTCCTCTGCATAACATCGTAGGAAGGCTGTGTCCTCTGCAGCATGTCGTTGTACAGTTCTGCTACTTTTCTGTTATACTCCGGTCCTCTCTTTTCCAGGTCCGGGAAGTGATCCTGCACATAATACTCCGTAGCAAGGAACAGTCTGTTTGTAGTCCAAACATCGACTGCCTGGATGAAGTTGGTCTTCTGCTTGAATTTCTGCAGCTTCTCAGACTTCTGTACAAAGTTCTTCGGCTTATAGACTTCTCCCATCTCCGTTCCGGACATTCCCTGCCGTCTCATGTAAGACCACGGGGTAATGCTGTCCATGTATTCCAGGTCAGCCTTCCGGAAGAAGTTGTTCGGAGCAAATGCTTTGGCAATCGACTTTGTGTCAAGTACGACTGCCGCGAAAGGTGCCGATGCTGACTGTTTAATAGATACACCGATGTTCCAGTTCAGCACGGTTCCCGCATAGGTAGACTTAAGGGAAGAGAAGAGCTTTGCTCCCGGTCCTTCTGCTCCCGGTGCTCCGGTCTGAATATCTCTGAGCACATTCCGGATATAGTCTGTTCCGGTCTTGCCCCACGTTTTGTTGATTGCTTCGCCAACACTGGTTCCGCCTGTGGTCTCCTGCCATTTGATAACCTTATTGAAATCTCTGACAGGAATTGCAAGGCCGTAATACTTCGCGGTATTTGTTGTCTGTCTCTGAAGAACCACTGCCACATCTTCCAGAAGTACGGGTTTTGCCGCTCCTTCTTTTCTTTCCTTCAGTGCTCCCCATCCTTCGATGGTGCCGTCCTGGATAAGTCCGGTGATGTCACCCATAACAAAGTTCGGGTCCGTCCTGATCGGGAAGTAGTTGTCCACCGTCGCTTTGTAGGTACCATTCAGTACCATGGAAGTCTCGTTGATGGCATCCTTTGTATCTACATTGAGGAATTCCTTTGCAAGATTGGCGAATGCCTTCTCGTCTGCCGTCATTCCGTCTGTAATTCTCTTGATGTCAGTAGGCTGCAGTTTCAGTCTCTCCTGATATCTGTAGGCTTCCGCATATCTTCCCTTCTGGTATAGCTTTGCATCCGGGATCTCAATGCCTGCTCTTGCAATGTGGTTCCGGTTCTGATAGTTCAAGCTGTGCAGATAGAGGGAGATTCTCATGCCCTTGTTGATGTAAATCGGTTTTCCG